AATGCAATTATAGGTTTAATTAAACGTTCTTTAAAAGATTATAAAAACGAATTAGAAGATTTTAATAAAGTTATCAACAACGCAAAAGACTTGACAGAACAGAAAAGATATTATATAAGCCACTATGGTATTAAGAACTTTATAGAAATTGTAAATGGTAAAACAAATACAATAATTAAAGATGAAACCTACGATAGGTTTGAACTAAACAATATCATAGAGTGGTGGAGAAACAAAGCCATTACACGATATGAAACATTAAAAAAGGAGAATAAAATAAGAAATGAACTTGAAATCTGGACCAAAAATAATAATCTACAAATCATCCGTTAGAGAAAGTATTTGTATAAATAAAACTATATATTTGATGTGATGGTGGAAGAAATTTTAACTAATAGAGAGATGGATAAAAATAACTTACTTATACACAAGCACTTAATTATTCGTGCTGAAGTAAAAAATCCTCCTAAAGACGAACAAAAACTTACCGAGTGGATGAAAGAGTTTATTTCTTTTATCAATATGAAAGTTTTAATGGGACCTTATGTTAAATATTGTCCTACACCAGGTAACCGTGGTATCACAGGTGTGGCCGTTATTGAAACAAGTCATATAGCCATACACGTTTGGGACGAAACCGACCCGGCCATTATGCAGTTTGACGTTTATAGCTGCTCAGAATTTGACCCTTATAAGATAGCAGATAAACTTCAATCTGATTTTGATGTAGTAAAACTAGACTATAAGTTCCTTAATAGAGAAACTGAATTGAAACCTATAAGATTAAAGAAAGATACAATGAAAAATTATGCAAATAGTAATAATCAACAGACTCAACAACCCACCTTATTTAATATCTCCTCACTTTAGTCCAAAAGAACTTGACAATTTAAAGGAAATGTTATATAATGATAATATCAAATACATATTAATATCTAGTGAAAAGGAGAATTTAGAATATGAGCAATTTTTTAAAAGACATAATTAAGGATGTAGGCAACGAATATGCAACATTAGTATCAGACGGTGTTGATAGTGCTGATGTAACAAATTTTATAGACACAGGTTCATATTCATTTAACGCATTATTATCAGGCAGTATCTTTGGTGGCCTAGCAGGAAATAAAATCACAGCAATTGCTGGTGAAGCAGCTACAGGTAAAACATTTTTTGCTTTAGGTATTTGTAAAAACTTTTTAGATAAAGACAAAGAAGCCGGTGTAATTTATTTCGAATCAGAAAGTGCCATTTCAAAAGAGATGATTGTATCTCGTGGCGTTGATGCTACACGAATGGTTATTGTGCCAGTGGCTACAGTACAAGAATTTAGAAATCAATCAATAAAAGTATTAGACAAATATTTAGAACAGCCAGAAGATAAAAGAAAACCTTTAATGTTAGTATTAGATAGTTTAGGTATGTTATCTACAACTAAAGAAATGGAAGATACAGCAGAAGGAAAAGAAACAAGAGATATGACAAGATCACAAATTGTCAAATCAACATTTAGAGTTTTAACATTGAAACTTGGCAGGGCAAAAGTTCCAATGATAATGACCAACCACACCTATGATGTCATAGGTTCTATGTACCCACAAAAAGAAATGGGTGGTGGTTCCGGTCTTAAATACGCTGCCTCATCAATCATCTATCTTGGTAAACGCAAAGAAAAAGATGGCGACAATCAAGTGATTGGTAATATTATCCACTGTAAAAACTATAAGTCAAGGTTAACAAAAGAGAATGCTCAAATAGATGTAAGACTCACATACAAATCAGGTTTAGATCGATACTATGGTTTGTTAGAGATTGCAGAAGAAGAAGGCATTTTCAAAAAAGTATCAACAAGATATGAATTACCAGATGGTACAAAAGTATTTGGTAAATCTATTAATGATGAACCTGAAAAATATTTTACAAAGGAAATATTAAAACAGATTGATGAAGCGACTAAAAAAAAGTTCCTCTACGGAGCCGAGTAGATACGTATTTGTCCAAAAGACAGGTGACGACTTTACTTGCATTAAACTAACAGAAGAAAAATATAAAGGTATTATATTTAAATACGGCGATGTAGGCTTTGCAAAAGATGAAAAGCCTGATGGTACGTTGCCAATGAGATTTAAGTATGATATTATAATGAATCCTTATGAGAAGGATACAACATCACAAGAATTTATAGATTACATAGGTGATTTATTAATAGAACTATTAGAAAAACAATTGACAGATGGAAAAGTTGAATTTAAGTAATGAACGAATAGAGATTACAGTACTACGTAATTTTATATTCAATGAACCATTTACCAGAAAGGCACTACCTTTCTGTAAAGAAGATTACTTTACAAATCGTAATGAACGATTATTGTTTAGAGAAATAGATATTTTTGTAAACAAGTATAAAAATATACCTACAAGAGAGGCCTTGATTATAGAACTTGGCCAAAGAAAAGACATTAACGAAGATGAATTTAAATCTGTAAAAGAGTTATTAGATACACTTACAGATGAAACAGTTGACCTACAATGGTTGTTTGATACAACAGAAAAGTTTTGTAAAGACCGTGCCGTTCATAATGCTGTATTAACTGGTATTAAAATACTAGATAAGAAAGATCCTAAACTTACACCAGAAGCAATACCTGGTATTCTTGCAGATGCTCTTGCCGTTTCTTTTGATAATCATATTGGTCACGATTATATAGAAGATGCTCAAAGACGATTTGACTTTTATCATACTAAAGAAAAAAAATATCAATTTGATTTATCTTATATGAATCGTATTACAAAAGGCGGTGTACCACCTAAGACTTTAAATATCGCATTGGCCGGTACAGGTGTTGGTAAATCTTTGTTTATGTGTCATTGTGCCAGTGCCTTTCTTACACAAGGTTTAAATGTATTGTATATCACTTTAGAGATGGCAGAAGAAAGAATTGCCGAAAGAATAGATGCTAATTTATTAGACGTAACTATGGATGATTTACATTCTATGCCTAAACAATTGTATGATGATAAGATATTAAAGATAAGAAACAAGACGGCCGGTAAATTAATTATAAAAGAATACCCTACTGCTTCAGCACACGCTGGCCATTTCAGAGCATTGTTAAACGAACTTGCATTAAAGAAATCTTTTAGACCAAATGTTATCTTTATTGATTACCTAAATATTTGTTCAAGTAGTAGATTCAAAGGTGGTAATATTTCTTCGTACTTCTTCATTAAGGCAATAGCCGAAGAACTACGAGGTCTTGCAGTAGAATTTAATGTACCAATCTTTAGTGCTACACAAACAACAAGAACAGGTTTTGTAAGTACAGATATTGGTTTAGAAGATACTTCTGAATCGTTTGGTTTACCTGCAACGGCCGACTTTATGTTTGCTTTAATATCAAATGAAGAATTAGAAGCACTAGGTCAAATGAAGGTTAAACAATTGAAGAATAGATATAATGACCCTAGTATTAATCGTGCCTTTATTATTGGTGTAGATAGAGCGAAGATGAAGTTATATGATGTATCTAACAATGCACAAAACATTGTAGATGCTAACCAAAAACAAGTAGAAGTGAAAACAAGTTACGATAAGTTTTCAGACTTTAAAATATGAAGAAACAAAAAGTAAGATTTCATAGAAATGATAAAAGACCAGGCCACCTTGGTTCTCAACTAAGTTATGAAAAGAAGATGGTCAAATCAAATAATAAAATACAATGGCAGGCCATAGAAAGGCCTACTGGTACAATTATAAGACAATCTTTCTTTGAAGAAGATATAGAGAATATAGTTAATTTTCAAAACACACACCGTCAATGGCAACCAAACGGCGGTATTCCTAAATTTCTTTGCGACAATATTAAGTAGCCTTTTATAAATATATAAATGGCCGATAAAACAGCATTACAAGAAAGCTCACAAGCATTATTCTGTGCAATTGCAGATTTTTTAGGTGTAAATGAATCTAGTAAAATATTAGACTTAAAAAAATTCAATTCATACTTAGATTTCAAACAAAAAAATAAAAAATTAATAGAAAATTCATCAATAAGAATTGCTACACCTGGTGTTAATTTGAAAATGATTGAAGAATTTTTAGTAACAAATAATGAATGGTATATATCTTCATTATTAATTGCAAATGCTCTTGTAAAAGAAATATCAAATATAGATACAGATTTTAAAATAAAGGCTGTAGGTTTTCAAAACTTATATTATTTTAGAGGAGATGATGAAGTTATGGGAAATATACAAAAATTATTTACTATAGCCAATGAATCTCCTATGACTGCAAAAAAACAAGTTTCTTTTGGTAATGTAAATAAATGGAATCCAGCAGACATATATTTAGCCAGCGACAAAGCTAAAAAACAATTTAAAGATACTTTGTCTAAAGCAAAACCAAAAGCATTTACCTTTTCAAGTTTAAATATTTTAACAAGTGATTTAATAGACAGTGGTGATTTGTTACCTTTATCTTTAAAAAAAACTACAAGTACTGTAACTTTTCAAAGAGTTAATTTTGATAGAAAAAAAGAATTAGAAACTTTAAAAAAGTTATCCGTAACAGGAGTTTCTGATTGGAAAAAATATGTACCTGTTAAATATCCTATTAAAGGTGAAACAAGAGATTTAAAAGTTAGATTAAGTTTAGGTGGTGATTTAAAAATTAGACACGATCCTTCAACAGGTAAATTTGTTGCAGAATTTGTAGTGCAAGGTGCTGAAGCTAGAGGAGGAGGTATAGGTTCTATTAAAATATTTTGTGAATTATTAGGATTTGTAGATAGTGCATTAGCAACAAAAGTTTTAAACACATTTAAATCTTCAGAAAAAGATTATTATAAAAAAATGGAACCTATTGAAAAAATGAGAGTCGCTTTAGATAAAAAAGATCCAAAAATCTTTGTTCATAAAAGAGGTGAAATAAGTGGTTTGACAGTTGTGAATAATGTTATGCCTATACTAAAAAATTGGTTTGCTACCAAAGACAGTAAAGTAAATGATTTTGTAAGATTAACATTTGAATATGTTACCTCCAGAACTCAATTATCAGGAAAGTTTGTAATAGCTAAATAAAGACTTGACTTTTTATAAATAGTGTAGTATAATAGAATTGATATATTGAATGGATTGTGTGATTTTACTTATGGGAACTATGAGAGGAAGATGTTTAGTTTTAAAGGATTCGTTACTAAGGGTACAAACACCCATTTAGAACATTTAGAAGATAGTATTATAGACCAAGGTTCAAAAGGTGGTCGTAATGCAGTTAACTTTCTAAAGTCAATCAAAAAAATGCTGACAGGCCACGTAGGTGGCAGACTTAACGTAACTGTTAAATGGGACGGTGCGCCTGCTGTTATATGTGGCATTAATCCAGAAAACGGTAAATTCTTTGTAGGTACAAAATCAGTATTCAATGTAACACCTAAAATTAATTATTCAACAGGTGATATATTAAAAAACCACGATGGTGTTTTAGCAAATAAATTAATTATATGTTTAAGAGAGTTATCTAAATTAGGTATCACAGGCATATTACAAGGCGATTTATTATTTACAAAAGGTGATGTCAAAACAACTACAATAGACGAACAAGATTATTATGTGTTTACACCTAACACAATTACATATGCTGTGGCTAGAGATAGCCAAATAGGTAGAAGAATTGCTAGTGCAAGATTAGGTATTGTATTTCATACAGTATATTCAGGAAGTAAAATGAGTAATCTAAAGGCCAGCTTTGGTTCATTAAGAGGATTTCCTAAACTCTCATCAGTGTTTGTAACAGACGCTACTTATAAAGATACTTCAGGCACATCAACATTTAATTCTTCTGAGATGACACAGTTTGATAGTATCATAGCGATGGCTGAAGGTTCTTTATCAAAAGCAGAACCATTATTAAATCAATTTAATTCAACAGACCCATTATCAGTAGGTTATAAACTTAAATCTTTCTTTAATTATTTTATAAAAAATACACAAGGCGATATTGCCAAAGTAAGAGAATTGATTGATATGTTTAGA